GCGACATGGTGACAAGCGCAGAGTTGACCATCAGCAGCAGGTTCACCGACCTGCCCGCAGACCACTTGCAGACGATCCGCCTGGACTGCAACGGCAGACGCCTTACAGCCCGCAGCACAGACGACATGATTGAAAAGCGGTACAGCGGCAGCGCAAGCGGGCAACCGTGTTTCTTTGCGCCTATCGGCAGCACCGTCGAGGTCTACCCAACGCCAGACAGCAGCTATACCGGAACGCTGCAATACTATGCGGCAATACCGGCGTTGGCGGACGACAACACAACGAACTGGCTGCTGACCGCATCGCCTGACGTTTATCTTTATGGTTCACTTATCCACGCCGCACCTTTCTTGGCAGAGGATGCGCGGACAGGCACATGGGTGCAGCTATATTCGGCGGCGGTCAAGAACTTGAACGACCGCAGCATTTCAAGCGGCTGGTCTAGCGTAATGAGCATTCCGGCAAGGGGCGCATAATGGCAGATACAACAACAACCAGCTTTGGCTTTACCAAGCCCGAACCGGGCGGCAGCAATGAGACTTGGGACACAAAGCTGAACGCAAATTGGGACGCGCTGGACGCTGAACTGCTTGCCCCTGTTGACGGGGTTGTTTCGCTCACAGGCACCACGCCAAACATCGACCTTGAGGCCGGGGGTGAATACCGCCTCACAATGTCAGGCAACACCACGTTCACGGTCAGCAACCCCCCTGCAAATGGCTTCACAACAACGAAAACGCTGCGGATCACGGCGGGCGGTGCTTTTTCCCTGACCTTTTGGGCAGGCATTGAGGCGATTGGCGGCAATATTCCAGCGGCCCCCGAAGGTTCTGACGTGAAGGAATATACACTGCGGGCGTCTACGGTGTCAGGCACAACCGTTTATGTCCTGACCGAAACGGGCATCGTCGCATGATGCACCGCCGAAACCTCATGTCAGCAGGCAGCGCCCTACTTGTGCAGGACGTGTTTTCTTCTGATTATGGGGTTGGAACGGCAGGCGCACAGAGTTTCAACATTGGCGTTGATCTGTTGAACGAAGGCGGCATGATCTGGGCAAAGTCTCAATTCACGGTGGGAACGCACTCTATCGTTGACAGTGAGCGCGGGCCAACGGCTATGAGCGGGTCAACGTACCTTGGCGAACATTACCCCAACGCAACAACTGCCGCGTTGGACACTGACGACTTGGACGCCTACACGGCAACGGGCTTCACCCTGCGCAGCAGCACAGGCACAATGAACTCTACGGGTGTCGGCTATGCCTTTTGGACTTTCGCCAAGGCTGCGCGGTTCTTTGATATTGTAACCTACACCGGAGACGGGGCCAGCAACCGTGCAATCGCGCACAGCTTGGGCGTGACGCCTGGGCTGATAATCATAAAGCGCACAGACGCCGCGACAAATTGGGTTGTCGGTCACAACTACGACTTCACCAAAGATTTTCGCCTCAACCTTTCGGATGCGGCGGCAACGAACAGCATCTTCAACGGGTCAGACGCTTCCAACTTTCGCGTCAATGCCTCTGCAACGCCATCGCGTGACGTAAACCAAAGCGGCGGCTCTTATGTCGCCTATATCTTCGCACACGACAGCACAGCGCCGGGCGTGATTAGCTGCGGCAGCTATACGGGCAACGGTTCCACCACAGGCCCGGTTGTCACCCTTGGATGGGAGCCGCAGTTTTTGATTGTAAAGCGGGCTGACGTTGCGGGTGATTGGATCATGCTCGAAAGCTATCGGGACGGCACAAACCCACGCTCTGCCGCCCTCTATGCAAACACCACGGCAGCAGAGTTCAGCGGCTTTGACACAGACTTTCTTTCGACGGGCTTTCAGCCAAAGGTCGCCACGGCGGGGATCAACGCCAGCGGCGGCACCTATATTTACATGGCAATCAGGGCGGTATGATGTATCACTTAACAGTTTCCCCCTTCACTTATCCGGTTTCCCGCGAGGAAGCCGATGCTTTGCTTTTCAAGGCGCACGGGCGCACAAAAACAACGGGGCCGCTGTCTGCTGATGACTTGGCGCTTGTGTCGTTGGCGGTCCCGCAAGTGGCGGAAAGACCTGAAACAACGGCAGCGCAAGTTGCCATTCGTGACGCAGCCCCCAGCATCGTTAACGGCGTTTCGGTCATCGGCTGGACTGTTCGGGACAAGACTGCTGACGAGATTGCCGCAGAGCGTGACCAGTTGGCCCTTACGCGGCCTGAGTTTGCCATTGCTGCTGCGGCGGCGGGGCTGATTACAGAGGCAGAGGCTTTGGCATGGGCGGGCGGCACGGCGCTGCCTCAGTTTGCCACAGATGCCATTGATGGCACAGCTGGAACCAGCGCAGAAAAGCTGGCAATGAAGATCGAAGCACTGACAGCGGCAAATATCCGGCGCACTGCACCAACCGTCCTGCTTCTGGGGGCTGCGCTGAATATGTCTGACGCTCAAATGGATGAGTTGTTCGGCTGATGTTTGTCCCGATTGACCTGCCGCCGGGGCAATACCGCAACGGCACAATCCTGCAAAGCATGGGCCGCTGGCGTGATGCCAGCCTTGTGCGCTTCTATGAGGGCACTGTTCGCCCCATTGGCGGGTGGTCTGCGTTTTCTGCGTCTTTGCTGCCCCAGAAGGCCAGAGCCGCACATGCGTGGCGGTCAAACGCGGGTGCGCAGTGGTTAGCGGCAGGTTCGGCAGACAATCTTACCGTCTATGACGTGAACGCGGTTCAGTATGATGTAACGCCAGCCGGGTTGGCCGCAGGCGTTGAGGTTGCAGAGGTTGTCAACGGGTATGGCGTGGGTGCATACGGCAGGGGGCTTTATGGCTCTAACTTTGCGGCAAGCACTCGCATTCTGCCTGCCTCAATCTGGACGCTTGCGAACTTCGGTCAGGAATTGATTGCCTGCCCAGACCAGGACGGGCGCGTTTTCAAATGGGCGCTTAATACAGCAACCCCGGCAACATTGATTGCCAATGCGCCAACAGACAACCGCGCAATCTGCGTGACGCAGGAGCGGTTCTTGTTCGCCCTTGGCGCGGGCGGCGACACGCGCAAGGTTCAATGGTGTGACCGCGAGGATTACGACACATGGACGCCCACAGCCACAAACGAGGCCGGCGACTTTGTGCTGAATACGGTTGGTGAAATCATGTGCGGCGTTCCCCTGCGCGGGCAAACGCTGATCTTGACCGATCAGGACGCGCATGTTGCCAACTACGTTGGGCCGCAGTTGGTTTACGAGTTCGAGCAGGCGGGACAGGCTTGCGGCGTCATCAGCAAGAACGCCTGCGAGACGGTGGGAACGGGCGCAATGTGGATGGGCTTCGGCAGCTTCTACACCTACCAAGGCGGTCAGGTGCAGGAATTGCCTTGCGAGGTTTCAGACTACGTTTTCAGCCGCATGTCACGGCGCTTGCAGACGCACATTGCCACCGTTCAGGTTTCGGAGTTTTCAGAGGTTTGGTGGTTCTACCCGTCAACAGACGCGGCAGAGAACGACAGTTATGTGTGTTACAACTATGCGCAAGGCACGTGGCAGACGGGCAACTTGAGCCGCACAACAGGCGTTGACCGTGGCGTGTTCTTTTACCCGCTTATGGCCGGAGCGGACAAGACGGTCTACAGCCATGAAACGGGCGTTGTGCCGGACGGGAACGATGTTTTTGCGGAAAGCGGGCCAATTTCGCTGGGTTCAGGCGAAACCACGTTCACCGCCAAGCGCGTATACACCGACGAGGCCACGCAGGGCGGCGTTAAGTTCACATTCAAGACCAAGCGGCACCCCAACGGCCCTGAGACCGTCAGCCCGCCCTATAGCCCGGAAAACCCCATGGGTGTTCGGTTTACAGGTCGGCAATTCGTTATGCGGGTTGAAGGCAACGAGGGCGAAGATTGGCGGGTTGGCGTACAGCGCGTTGAGGTCGAGCCGAGGGGCAGACGATGAAGCTGCCCAGCGGTGATAGCCCGCAGAACGAGCGCAACAGGCAGATTGAAAAGGCTGACCGCGAGAACGTCAAGAAAGAGCGGGAAAACTACATCAGCGGCAAGCTGCTGCTGCAAAGCCCAGACGGGACGTGGTGGACGCTTGCGGTTGATAACGCGGGCAATGTCACAGCTTCCTGACCTGTTCGCCAAGGCGTTAGCGCGGGCGGGCGATGAACATACGTTTGAGGACATAGAGGCGGCGGCAAGGGCGGGGCATATGCAGCTTTGGCCGGGTGACGCCTCTTTGGCGGTCACAGAGTTGCGCAGGATACCCAAGGGTAAGGTGCTGCATGTTTTGTATGCGGCGGGCGATGGCCCTGAACTTGAAGAAATAACAGAACAGATGGCTGTTTGGGCTAAAGCGCAGGGCTGCGTTTCCTTGACAGGCACCGGGCGTCCCGGCTGGGCAAGGCGCATGAAGCAGCGCGGTTGGCGCACCTTAGAAACAACACTTGA